ATTGGCACATTTGAATGAGAGAGCATAGCATTATTGAACCACTATGTTCAAGAACGTTATTCCTAAGATTGGAGAAAACATTAAACCTCTCACTTATTCTGTTTGATGGATGTGTTCTGACAGCTGCAAAAACAAATTTTATCATTGGAGAAATCAATGTATTTTTGTAATACCACAATGAATTGAATTCTTCTATACCTGTTTCTACTTTAGTAGTGCTTTTCTCATAACTCTGTTTTGCTGAGAAATATTTATAACAATCGCCTTTAACATGAAGACAGCCTTTTACTAAAAGTTTCAAGTGATTTAATATTTTGTCACTGTTTTTCTTGGTTAGTATAGAGAATATAACTGATGAATCATCAGAAGATATTTTTGATGTTATGATACACTTATAGTCTACTCTATTACCAATGCTTTTGCACAACCTCATCGTGGAATACTTCTCCCATAAAAGTAAATATCCACAATGAACAACACTTGACGTGTAGTGTAGTATTCCTTGCATCATGTTTGACCTGTTTTTTAGAAATCTTGATTTTGGATCTAGCAGGTCGTTCTCTGGTACATTTCCTAAAAACTGGTCTCTAAGTTCGTTCAGACCAGTGTCAAAACTATCAACGTCTCTGTTGTCTTCAAACATGTCTAATAAAACAGATGGCAGCTCTAACTTTTTGCTTGTGATTAGATTTAGAATTCTCATGAAAGGTCTTAGATATGTATCTGGAAGGAACCTGCTGAAAACAACACCAAAAACTGGCATAGTGAATCTTTGTGCCCAAGTTGTTGCATCATCAGAATTTATAATTGTGAAAGTTGATGAGAGCTTTTCAGACTCTTCTGCAACCCTTGAAAAATGTTGATCTGTTCTTCTAAGCTTTTTGTCTCCTTTAGTTAACATTTCCATGTCGATCTGCTCTCCCACAACTCTGGAGATTGTTTCAACAAAATGTGTCAATATTCGACAGTGGAATTCTAGAACAAAGATCTCTCTGGTACCACCAATTTGTAGCTTTTTGAATAAGTTGGCTACGACTCCACCATAATTATCTTCAACAAAATCAATGTGCTTATCTAATTCCTTCATACAAACAAAAGCCTCTCCATCTCTCATCACGTCTATACAAGATTCTAAGCACGTTCTTCGATTGTTGTCTTTTAGCCCGTGTTTATGCTCCATTCTAGATAAATCACCACAAGCTGATTTCTTTGTAGTTGCTAGCTTTGTTAAGTTTCTGCTGAGAAGTCTCCTAGACACTTCGTTCTTAAACCAATCTTTTGTATCAGGAATCACTTTGTTAAGTCTATTCTTTATTGAGTCTCCCATTGCTGCACAAAATTTCCCACTGAACTCATGAGAATTTAGATCGTCAGTCTCAGGCTCTTCATTTCCTAAAAATCTTTGATTAGTTTCTCTCATTGACATTTCTTCTTTTATTACTTTTGAGAAGATCTTCAAATAACCATGTTTCTCTTCACTTTTCTCTTTATTGTGGAGAACGCCCATATAGCTAAGATTCAACGCAATTTCAAACTTGGGCACAGGGTTTAATGTTATCCAAGATATCATACCAGTGCACTCATCCTGAGATTTATTAAATTCTTTAATACTTTTGATTGCGTATCCTACTGAGGGAGGATGCTCAACCATACTCTCAAAGGCTTGCAAAAATCTAATTCTACACCACACAGTTAGCCTGCTTCTTGAGAATTTTTC